TTTGTTTATAACGCCACCTTAGATAGAATAGTAGACGGAGATACCCTGGACTGCATTCTAGACCTTGGTTTTGATGTCAAACTGCACAAACAAAGAGTTCGTTTGGCTGGAATTGACACCCCCGAATCTAGGACCAGAAACTTAGAAGAAAAAGCTTTAGGTTTAAAGGCTAAAAAACGTTTAGAAGAGCTTTGTGTAGGTTCATTTAAAATTAAATCATTGGGTAAAGGTAAATATGGAAGAATTCTTGGCATCCCTTATACGGAAAATGGTGAAGATATTTGCGCCAAACTTATTAAAGAAAAACACGCAGTTGAGTATTGGGGCGGAACAAAAACAGGAAAGATTACAGAAGACGGAACGTGGGGCGAATAAAACTATGAATATATCTAAAGAAGGCTTGGCTTTAATTAAACATTATGAAGGATGTGAATTAAAAGCTTATCGTTGTCCAGCAAATGTTTTAACTATAGGTTACGGACACATAAAAAACGTTAAAGAAAGCGACGAAATAACCAAAGAAGAAGCTGATGAAATGTTAACTGACGAACTTATAGAATATACAGAATACATAAATAATATGGTTAAAGTTGCTTTAGATCAAAGCCAGTTTGATGCTTTAACGGCTTGGATTTATAACTTAGGACCTACAAATTTTAAAGATTCAACTCTTTTGAGAGTATTAAATGAAGGCAGATACAATGAAGTTCCTCAAGAAATAAAACGTTGGAATAAAGCAAACGGACAAGTTTTGAATGGTTTAATCAAAAGAAGAGAGGCTGAAGCTTTATTGTTTCAGGGCAAAGAATGGGAAAACGTATAAATGGCATACAGTAAAATACAATTTCGACCTGGTATTAACCGTGACGGAACGGCTTACGACAATGAGGGAGGATGGTTTGATGGAAATTTAATACGTTTTAGAAATGGTCACGTAGAAAAATTTGGAGGTTGGGAAAAATTAGGATCTGATACTTTTTTAGGTACGGGCAGAGCGTTGCATAATTGGATGAGTTTAGGTAGCAACCTTTATTTAGGAATAGGCACTACTTGGAAATATTACATTAAAGAAGGAAACGCTTATTACGATATAACGCCAGTAAGAGCAACAACAACTAACGGCATTACTTTTGCAGCAACCAGTGGATCTTCTACAATAACAGTTACCGATTCCAGTCATGGAGCCGTAGTTGATGATTTTGTTACTATTTCTGGAGCGGCAACTTTAGGTGGTTTAGTAACTGCTGCAGTTTTAAATCAAGAATATCAAATTCTTGGGGTTTTGACAGCAAACACCTATACGATAACAGCAAAAAATACATCAGGAGATACGGTTACAGCTAATGGCAGTGATACTGGAAATGGAGGGTCTGGCGTAGACGGAGTTTATCAAATAAATGTAGGTCTAGATGCTTACGTGCCTTCTGCTGGTTGGGGATCAGGAACTTGGGGATCAAGCACTTTTGGATCAACCAGTGCAATAAGTGCTAATGGACAATTAAGACTTTGGACGCATGATAACTTTGGTGAAAATTTAATTATTAATCCGCGTGGTGGAGGTATTTATAAATGGTTGGAAAACGACGGAACAGATACAAGAGCGGTACCAATATCGGGTATTACTGGAGCCAATTTAGTACCAACTTTAGGTCTGCAAGTAATTACTTCTGAAGTAGATAGGCATTTAATCGTATTAGGTGCTGATCCTATTTCTGGTAGTGCCAGAAGTGGTTCTGTAGATCCGATGTTAATCGCTTTTAGTGATCAAGAAAATGAGTTGGAATTTGAACCATTGATAACAAATACCGCAGGATCGTTGCGATTGTCAAGCGGTTCTAAAATAGTAGGAGCTGTTAAATCAAGACAAGAGATAGTTATATTTACTGACACCTCTTTGTACAGTATGCAGTTTGTAGGGCCACCTTTTACTTTTGCCGTTAATTTAATAAACGAAGCCACTGGATTAATTGGACCCAAAGCAGCCGTTACTGGGGATGCTGGTATTTATTTTATGAGTTACGGTAGTTTTTATCTTTATAGCGGTAGTGTTCAAAAATTACCTTGTTCTGTTTCACATTATGTTTTTTCAGACTTTAATGTTGGACAGGCTTATAAAATACACGGTTTCACTAATAGTGAAAACAATGAAGTGGGTTGGTTTTACCCTTCCAGTTCATCAACTGAAATAGATCGTTACGTTATTTACAACACGCAAGAACAAGTTTGGTATTACGGTAATTTAGAAAGACATGCTTGGTTGGATTCTGGGGTTCAAAACTTTCCTCAAGCCACTAATAATAATTACGTGTACCAACATGAAATTGGTTACAACGATGACGGTAGCGCGATGACTAATGTTTTTATAGAGTCCAGTGATTTTGATATTGGAGAAGGAAATCAATTCTCTTCTATATCTTCCATCATACCTGATATACGTTTTTTACAAGATGAGAACTCAGGTTCCGTTAATATTGTTACCAAAATGCGTAACTATCCAGGAGAGTCTTTAACCACTAAAGCCACATCAGAAATAAGTTCTTCTACAACCAAAGCCAATATAAGAGCTAGAGGCAGACAAGCGGTGGTTAGAATAGAATCAAACGATGATCAAGAAAATGACGGTAATTTGTCTTTGGGATGGCGATTAGGAGCAACTAGGCTGGATGTTAAAACTGACGGCAGAAGATGAGCAAATTATTAGAAACTAGACTTCCTATTGAATCAAATGATTTTGTTAAAAGAGACATATATAATCGTTTAGTTAGAATACTAGAAATTAATTTAGGAGCGTTTGATCCCGACTCAACACCTCAATACAACGATGATAAAATCAACACTTTGGCTTTCGCAATTGGTGATGTAATATGGAATACATCTATTGGCGTGTTGCAGGTATACACTGGCGCTAGATGGATACAGCTACATATCCCAGTAAGTCCACAGGGGTATGAACTGCAAGCATCGGTAGGCTCTGTTTCTGTAAAAACAAATGGAGATATTACCATAAGTTTAACTAGTTCTGTCTCAGGATGGGACATAGAAAATTGGTATTCATAGCAATATGCAAGCAGAACAAAATAATTTTAACAACGTAACAAGGCTTCCTCGGTCTATTAAACCTTACACGCTTAAAAACCTTTTGTTAGCCAATCCTGCTGATTGGTTTATTGAAGAAAAAACTTTAGAACTGGCCAAATCCTCTTTGCCTGACTTAATAGATTTTTATAAAAGTGAAGGCGTTGAGGATCCAAAAGAGTTATCACTCAAACTTATAATAGAAGAACCTGTTAAAGACGTTTATAACGTACCGTTGTTTTCAGACGTATTTTGCAAGTTAATGATGGATGAAATTGAGAACATGCAAAAACATTTTTCATTTTCACCCAATCCAGAGGAAGACGAACTAAGACAAATACCAGAAATAGTGTTAAATCAAATAGCTCCTAATTTATATGACTCTTTGATGAACGTTGTATTTTCCGTTGTTAACCCTATTTTTCTTACACTTTGGAATCGTCACGTAACGGGAGGCGGAATACAAATAGCCAATTACAACTTAAAAGATAAGAAACAAGGCGCTTGGCATCACGATGCAAGTGCTGATATAAGTATGGTAGTCCCTTTAAATACAGGCGATTACGTGGGTGGTGGAACAGAATTTTTGAACCGAGGCGTTGTAAAACCTTTACCAAAAGGCAACGCTCTTATTTTCCCAAGCTATACTCATTTACACCGAGGTTTACCCGTTCAATCAGGAAATCGGTATTTATTGGTATTTTGGCTTACAACTGAACGCGAAATATAGGTAGAATAGAGATATGATGAATAGAATAGACCCAAATCGACAAGGATTAGCTTCTCTAGGAAGAGATGAAGACAGGTATATGGCTCACGTAGCTTCAGGCGAAATGGTTGTACCACCCGTTATAACGCCTGAAACCAGGCAACGTTTGCAACAAGAAATGATGGCCGCAGGACTGTCGCCTGAGAACTATACGGTAGGCGAAGGTATGTCCATCAACCCAATAACGGGTTTACCTGAATTCGGTTGGTTAAAGAAAACGTTTAAATCCATCAAGAAAGTAGCTGTAAAAGTGGCTCCTATCCTTCCGTTTATACCTGGAGTTGGAACCTTTTTAGGTGGAATTTTAGGTGGCGTTGGAAGTGGAATAACAAGTTTAGTCAGTAAAATACCTGGTATTGGAGGTGCTTTATCAAGCGGTCTTTCAACTGTTGGTGGCGCTTTGTCAGGCGGTCTAGGTAGTTTTTTAAATCCTACCAGTAAAACAGGAATATTTGGAGGAACTATTGGACCAAGTATAAGAAGCGGTCTAGGCAGTTTGTTTGGCGGAGGTATGCAACCTTACTCTGATGCAGAAATTGACCAAATGTTAGAAACAATGGATCCTTCAGTTGTTGAACAAATGGTTAATGAAAGAAATTCACAAACAGGTAGTTTCTTTGGACAAAAAACACCTGGATTTATTAAAGGAATTGAAGACACTTTAAAAGGACAGACAGATCCTAACAGCAACAGTTTATTTGGAGGCGGCGGTATGGGCGGTCTAGGTTCTTTAGGAATTGCTGGATTCTTAGGAAAAATGGCCTACGACTCGGCTAAGAAAAAAGAAGGCGGTATATCAGAAACGCCTAAAGTAACGATGGATCAGTTAGGAAGATACCAATTGGCATCTGAATTAGGAACGGGAGGTACCAGAGGCGAGTTTGGATTAGCGCCTAAACCTGCCGTATTAACCGTTGCAGGAGGAGGTCCAATAGATAACAGAATGTATTACGCAGAAGGTGGCGTAGCTGAAATAGACATGCGTGACGGTGGTGAATCAGAAGGACCTGGAACGGGTACTTCAGATGATATACCAGCGATGTTAAGCGATGGTGAGTTTGTATTTACAGCCGCAGCAACTCAAGGCGCTGGTGCTTACGACGTTAAAAAGAAAAAAACGGGTATTGAATTAATTAAAACCAACGATGCGGACAGAGAAAAAGGCGTAACTAATTTACGTGAAATAATGAACATATTTGAGGCTATATAATGGTAGATTCAATTGATCCCGTATTAACAAAAATAG